ATTAGGTAGTAGAGTTATTGGCAAGTGTATGATGGGTAGCACTTGTAACGCTTTAGACAAAGGCGGTGAAAACTTTAAAAAAATCTACTATGACTCAGATGTTACGAAAAGAAACCGCAATGGACAAACTCGCTCAGGACTATATTCTTTGTTCATACCTATGGAATGGAACTACGAAGGGTACATTGATTCTTATGGCTTACCTGTATTCGATACACCGCAAGAAGAAGTTTTAGGTCCACACGGTGATATAATAGATTTAGGTGTTATAGATTATTGGCAAAATGAAGTTGATGGTTTAAAAGGTGATCAAGATGCTTTAAACGAATTTTATCGACAATTTCCAAGAACTGAAGAACACGCGTTTAGAGATGAAGCTAAGCAGTCGTTATTTAATTTAACTAAGATATACGAGCAAATTGATTTTAATGGTGATTTAAAATATAGCAATTTAATAACAAAAGGAAGTTTTCAATGGGCCAACGGAACTAAAGATACTCAAGTTATTTTTGTTCCAAATAACAGTGGAAGATTTTTAGTTAGTTGGGTTCCACCTGAAAATCTACAAAATCGTGTAATATTAAAGAATGGAATAAAATATCCAGGTAATGAAGATCTTGGAGCTTTTGGTTGTGATAGTTATGACATATCAGGAACTGTAGACAGTAGAGGATCAAACGGATCTTTACACGGGCTTACAAAGTTTAGTATGTTAGATGTTCCACCAAATCATTTCTTTTTAGAATATATAGCTAGACCTCAAACTGCTGAAATATTTTTTGAAGATGTATTGATGGCGTGTGTGTTTTATGGCATGCCTTTATTAGCAGAAAATAATAAACCTAGACTTTTATATCATTTTAAAAGAAGAGGTTACAGAGGTTATTCAATGAATAGACCAGATAAAATATATAATAAATTATCTGTTACAGAAAGAGAAATAGGTGGTATACCTAACTCTAGTGAAGATATTAAGCAAGCACATGCTGCTGCTATTGAAACCTACATAGAAAATTTTGTAGGTTTTAATAATGATAAATACGGTGATATGTATTTTCAAAGAACTCTGAATGATTGGAGTAGATTTAATATAAATAACAGAACAAAGCATGATGCTTCTATTAGTTCTGGTTTAGCTATTATGGCTTGCAACAAGCATAGGTATAGACCAGTTCCAAAAAGACAATTAGTATCATATGATTTAGGAATTAAAAGATACGATAACACTGGTAGTGTTTCTAAAATTATAAGATAAATGAATATAAATTATAATGCTAATAGCGCATTTCCCAATCAGGTGGTACCTTTGGAGGAAAAAATGAGCTTAAAGTATGGTAAACAAGTTGCTGACGCTATTCAATCAGAATGGTTTGCACAGGGCAGAACAAACGGCAACAGGTATTTAACCACCTTTAACAACTACCATACTCGTAGATTATATGCAAGAGGTGAACAACCCGTACAAAAATATAAAGATGAGTTATCAATTAACGGTGACTTAAGCTATTTAAACCTAGACTGGAAACCCGTACCTATATTATCAAAATTTGTAGACATACTAGTTAACGGTATATCAAACAAAGATTATGATATAAAAGCTTTTGCTCAAGATCCTGAATCAATAAAGAAAAGAACTGAATATGCAAATGGTTTAGCTCAAGATATATTTGGTCAAGATATTATAAATCAAGTTAAGCAAACAACAGGTCAAGATATTTCTAACACAAATATAAGTCAAGATAATCTACCTAAAACTATAGAAGAAATGGAGTTGCATTTGCAACTTACATATAAACAATCTATAGAAATAGCAGAAGAAGAAGCTATCAATCAAGTACTAGATAAAAATAAATTTAACCTACTACAACGCAGGTTAAACTATGATTTAGTTACGCTTGGTATTGCTGCTGCTAAAACAAACTTTAATACTAGCAACGGTATTACATTAGATTACGTTGATCCAGCGTATATGGTTTATTCATATACTGAAGACCCTAACTTTGAAGATATATATTATGTCGGTGAAGTTAAAGCAATGACTGTTGCTGAAATTAAAAAACAATTTCCTAATATATCTGATGATGAGTTAGATAAAATACAAAAGTCATATAGCAACAACAACTATATATATGGTTGGGGTGCTTATGATGAAAACACTGTACAAGTTTTATATTTTGAATACAAAACTTACATGGATCAAGTGTTTAAACTAAAACAAACAGATCAAGGTTTAGAAAAAATACTAGAAAAACCTGATACGTTTAATCCACCTGAAAATGATAATTTTGATAGAGTATCTAGAAGTGTAGAAGTTTTATTCGAAGGTGTTAAAGTTTTAGGAACCGATATGATGCTTAAGTGGGAAATGGCACAGAACATGACTCGACCAATGGCGGACACGACAAAAGTTGAAATGAATTATGCTATATGTGCACCACGTATGTATAAAGGTCGTATTGAATCTTTAATTAGTAAGACTATAGGTTTTGCTGATATGGTTCAATTAACTCATTTAAAACTACAACAAGTTATAGCTAGAACAGTTCCAGACGGTGTGTTCTTAGATATGGACGGACTTGCTGAAGTAGATCTTGGTAATGGTACTAATTATAATCCTGCTGAAGCATTAAACATGTATTTTCAAACTGGTTCTGTAGTTGGTAGATCACTTACGCAAGACGGAACAATGAACGCCGGTAAAGTACCTGTTCAGGAACTTTCAACATCGTCTGGTCAAGCTAAAATAGCTTCTTTAATAAGTACGTACAATTATTATGTGCAAATGATCCGTGACGTAACGGGTCTTAATGAAGCTAGAGATGGAACGCTACCTGATAAAGATACATTAGTTGGCTTACAAAAAATCGCAGCACAGCAATCAAATATAGCTACTAAACATATTAATAATGCTAGTTTATATTTAACTCTTAGACTTTGTGAAAACATATCTAAGAAAATAGTAGACGTATTAAACTTCCCTTTAACAGCTAACGCTTTAATGAATAGTATTAGTACGTTTAATGTAAACACGCTGAAAGAAGTTTCAAACTTAAACCTACATGATTTTGGTATATTCCTAGATTTAGAACCAGATGAAGAAGAAAAAGCTAAGTTAGAGCAAAACATACAAATAGCTTTACAGTCAGGTGGTATAGATTTAGAAGATGCTATAGACATTAGACAAATAAGAAACATTAAGTTAGCAAATCAAATGCTTAAACAAAAGCGTAGATTAAAAGCTGAAAAAGATCAAAAGGTGCAGCAAGCTAACATTGCGGCTCAAGCGCAAGCTAATGCTAAACTAGCAGAACAAACAGCTTTAGCTGAAACACAAAAACAAGAAGTTTTAACTAATCAAAAGGTAAGCTTAGAACAAGCTAAGATGCAATTTGAAATAGAAAAACTAAGGGCAGAAGCTCAAATAAAGAAAGAATTAATGGCTGAAGAATTTAACTACAACATGCAGTTAGCTGCTGAAAGAGTTAATAAAGATACAGTTAGAGAAAAAGAAATAGAGGATAGAAAAGATAAAAGAGCTCGTATTATTGGTACACAACAATCACAAATGATACAGCAAAGACAAAACGATGGTACACCCATTGATTTTGAATCCACTAACGATAGTTTAGGTGACTTTGGCTTAGAAGCCTTTGCGCCTAGATAATTTTTTTAATTTTATAATATTATATTATGGCAGAAGAAAATGCGGCCGTAGAGGTCAAACAAGAAGGTGAGTTTTCTTTAAAAGGTAAGAAAACAAAACCAAAGAAACTAGTTGATAGTTCTAAACAAGAACCTGTAAAGGTTGATTTAACAAAACCAGAAGCACAAGGTGAAGTTGTGCCTGATGTGGTTAAAGTAGATTTAACAGAAAAAAAACAAGAAGATGCCGTTCAAGCACAAGAGACAGATGGTAGCAATGCTGTTGTCGAAAAACCCAAAGACAGTGGCGACAGCCAAGGAGTGGTTAAAGAAGTACGGGAAACCGAAAAAGAATTAGAATCTCCTTTACAAGAAATAACAGAAGATGAGCTCGATGAAAAAACTATGGAGCTTTATGAAAAAGCTGAAGAAGCTGTTAAAGAACAAGTAAAACAAGGTAAACCATTGCCTGAAAACATACAATCACTTGTAGATTTCATGAATGAAACAGGTGGTACAATGGAAGATTATGTAAGACTTAATCATGACTATTCACAAGTTAACGAGCAAGTTTTACTTAATGAATATTATAAACAAACCAAACCTCATTTAGATCAAGAAGAGATTAATTTCTTAATGGAAGATCAATTTAAATATGATGAGGAATTAGATGAGCCAAGAGATATTAAAAAGAAAAAATTGGCTTTTAAAGAAGAAGTTGCAAAAGCCCGCAAAGAGCTTGAAGCTATGAAGAGTAGATACTATCAGGAAATCAAGTTGAGACCTGGTGTTACTCAAGATCAGCAGAAAGCAATGGACTTTTTCAATAGATATAATGAGCAGCAAGAAGCGGCTAAGAAATATCAAGAGGATTTTAAAGATACTACTAACAAAATTTTCAATGACGAATTCAAAGGTTTTGATTTTAGTTTAGGTGAAAAAAAGTTTAGGTATCAAATTGCTAACCCAACTCAAGTTGGTCAACAACAATCTGATATAAATAATTTTATTAGAAAATTTGTAGACGACAAAGGTAAAGTTACAGATCCTTCAGGATATCACAAGGCTATGTATGCTGCCATGAATGCGGATAAAATCGCTAATCATTTTTACGAACAAGGAAGAGCTGACGGCATAAAAGGTGTTGTTGATTCTTCTAAAAACTTGACAGATAAACCTAGGCAAGTTGCCGATGGAAACGTATTTATCAATGGTTTGAAAGTAAGATCAATTAGTGGCTTAGATTCGTCTAAACTAAAAATAAAAAAGAAAAAATTTAACTAATTAAAAATTTCAAATTATGGCTTTAACTCCAACATTTGGTGATATAGTTCCATCGCAGATACAACAAACTCTTGCGAGTAACTATTTAACATTTGACGGCGCTGCCGGTGGTAACTTTGCACAACAGTATTTACCTGAACTATACGAACAAGAAGTAGAGCGTTACGGAAACCGTACGTTATCTGGATTCTTACGTATGGTCGGTGCTGAACTACCTATGACGTCTGATCAAGTAATTTGGTCTGAACAAAACAGACTACATGTAGCTTATGATAACTGTGCACAAGGTGGTGCTGCAAACACTATTACTATTCCTGTAGCTGCAGATGTAAGCAACGTAATCTCTCCACAACAAACTATCGTTGTGTTAGATGACTTTGGTAACGAATCAAAGTGTTTAGTTGTTGACTCTGACTTAAGAACTGCTGCGGCTGGTGGTACTGGTGTACTTAATGTACTACCTTACGGATCAGCTGATTTAGCTACTGAAGGACTTGTTGGTAACGTAAAGATTTTCGTTTATGGTTCTGAATATCCAAAAGGAACTAACACTACAATTGCTGCATCTGCTAACGCTGTTGGTGTAACTGGAAACGATTATCCTATCGCTACTATCACTCCTGATTTCTCTCAATTTTCTAACAAACCTATCATTATCCGTAGCCAATATTCAATCAATGGTTCTGACACAGCTCAGATCGGTTGGGTAGAAGTTGCTACTGAAGATGGTACTTCTGGATATTTATGGTATCTAAAAGCTGAGTCTGAAACAAGACTACGTTTTGAAGATTACTTAGAAATGTCAGTTGTTGAAGGTGAGCAAGTTGATACTGTTGCTGGTTCCACTATTGCTGGTGTAACTGGTACAGAAGGTTTGTTTGCTGCTGTTGAAGATCGTGGTAATGTACAAGTTGGTTTCTCAGCTGCTACTGGTATTAGTGACTTTGACGATATTCTTAGAAACTTAGATACTCAAGGAGCTATTGAAGAGAACATGCTATTCTTAAACAGAAATACAAACTTAGAGTTTGATGACATGCTAGCTTCAATTTCTGCTGGTAATTCTGGTGGTACTGCTTTTGGATTATTTGAAAACTCTGAGGAAATGGCATTAAATCTTGGATTTAGTGGATTCCGTAGAGGTTCTTATGATTTCTATAAAACTGACTGGAAATACTTAAATGATGCTTCAACGCGTGGTGCTATCTCAGGACCTGCTTCAATTGAAGGTGTTTTAGTACCAGCTGGTACTTCTACAGTTTACGATCAAATTCTTGGAACTAACATTAGACGTCCTTTCTTACACGTAAGATACCGTGCGTCTCAAGCTGATGACAGACGTATGAAGTCTTGGTTAACTGGTTCTGTTGGTGGAGCTTTCACTAGCGATCTAGATGCTATGACTGTAAACTTCTTGTCTGAAAGATGTTTAGTTGTACAAGCTGCTAATAACTTCGTGTTATTTAAAGGAGCGTAATACTTTAAAGGTAATGGGCGCTTCGGCGCCCTACTACCTTTTTAACTATTTAATTATATTATATTATGGCAAAAAAAGAAAAAGCATAGGTGGCTGTTGAAGAACCAGTAAAGGTTGTTCCACCAAAACAAAAAGTAAAAAAAGATCAATGGGAAATAAAACCTAGAACTTATGTAATTAAAGGCAATAAGTCACCATTGACATTGACTATACCTAGTAAGCATACAAGAAAATCTCCACTTCTTTGGTTTGACAGAGATAAAAGAGAACAAAGAGAATTAAGATATGCTACTAATATGAATTCACCTTTTGTAGATGAACAAAAAGGAGAAGCTACTCTTGGGCATATAACTTTTAGAGATGGAGTATTAAGTGTTCCTGAAGAAAATAAAATACTACAAAAACTATTAAGTTTATATCACCCGTTAAAAGATAAAAAATATTATGAGTTTGATTCTGTTGTTATTGCAGAAGACGAATTAGATACATTAGAATTAGAACTTGCAGCTTTAAACGCAGCTTACAATATGGATATTGATCAAGCTGAAGCTATATTAAGAGTTGAAAAAGGAAGTTCAGTATCAACAATGAAATCAAAAGAATTAAAAAGAGATTTACTTATATTTGCTAAAACTAAACCAGCTTTATTTTTAAATCTTGCTAATGATGAAAATGTTGAACTTAGAAACTTTGGTATCAAAGCAGTTGAAAATAACATAATCAAACTATCTCAAGATCAAAGAACTTTTCACTGGGGTTCAAATGATAGAAAATTAATGACAGTACCATTTGACGAAAACCCATATTCAGCATTAGCCTCATGGTTTAAAACTGATGAAGGTGTAGAAGTTTATAAATCTATAGAAAAACGATTATAAACAAGTGATAATATAAGGGGTGGTGTCATGCTACCCCTGATATTATAATTAAAATAACTATGGCAATAAACGTAAATACTGTATATCAAACCGTTCTTTTAATATTGAACAAAGAACAGAGAGGTTATATAACACCTCAAGAATTTAACAATATTGCTAATCAAGTACAACTGGAAATATTTAATTCATATTTTCCAGATGGTAACCAAGCTAATAGATTAAATCAAACTAACCAGCAAAACGACACAGAGTTTTATAATTCATTTGATGTTCAAGATGCTAGGTTAGATCCATTTAAATTAATAACAACTGAGTTTGTTTATAACGCGGGTAAAAACGCTTGGGTATATCCATCAAACTCCTTACCTATATCTAAAATAGGTTCAGTATATTGTAACTACAATAATAGAGTTAATAAAGAAGCTGATAGACTTTCATATAAAGAGTTTAGAACTACAGCAGCTTCCAAGTTAACAGCACCTACTCAAAATTATCCTATATTTAACATCACTTATGTAGAACAAGACTTCGAGCAAACGCTAGCTCTTGTTAATTATATTGGTGGTAATATAATAGAGTTTGCTGCTGATTCAAATATAGATTTTGGTAATGGCGTTTACAATAAAACCCAACAAGTTTCTTATGGAACTGTAAACTCATTGCTTTCTACGACACCAACAACACAGGTTCAAGTTACAGAAGACTTAACACTACTACCTGCTCCAGTTCCTGGTGATGAAATATTAATAGTTAAAGCCGATCAAATAGCTTTATATCCTAATCTATTTATAGAACCACAACCATCTTCAATAGAGGTTTCAGTTGTGCAAGTTCCTGGTACTGTTACGTGGGGATATCAAGTTCAATCTAATGGTTCTTATTTATATGATTCTAATATATCAACAGACTTTCAACTAGTGCAAGATGAACAATCAAGGTTAGTATTAGAGATACTTAAATACTGTGGTGTTTTAATTAGAGATCCTCAAATTGCTCAACAAGCTGCACAAGCTGAAGCAGTTATAGAGGCAAATGAAAAAAGATAATAAATGGCTCAGATAAACGAAACTAATCAACAATACTACGCCGGAGCTCAAGGCTTTAAGGTAGATAACGTAGCTGGTCAATCTGTATTTACATTTACTTTTGATACTAATTTAGTATTAGGTAATTGGGATCCAAACGAAACTGATTACGCTTTAAATAATTTTAAATTATATCATAGCGCAGATGGTCTTACATATACAGAAATAACAGCAGCTCCATATGGGCCGTATACCATAAACGGTAATACAATAACTCTTGCTACGCCTGTTCCGCAAAATGAAGTTATAGTTTGTCAACTAAAAAGATTAGACGGTGGTAGCTATGGTGCTAGAGACGCTTACGGTACTACGACTGAGCAAAACTATGGTAGCTATGCCTATAACACGCTAGGAGACGTTGTAGACAACTTCATGATAGGTTATGTTGGTGATGGTAAGTTAGTACAAAACGTTAAAAAGAGTGATGTTGTTTTTCACGCTAAAAGAGGTTTACAAGAGTTTAGTTATGATACCTTAAAAAGCGTAAAGTCTCAAGAGCTAAACGTACCACCAAG